ATCGACGCTGTCTTCGTGGCGGAATCGGTCCTTCGAGTGGGCGACATCTTTGAAGACGCGTCGGTCGTGACGGCGTACCTCAAGGCCGCCACCGCGGCGGCCGAGCGGATGACACAACGCGCGTTGATGCCGCAGACATGGCAGATGGTGCTCAGTGGGTTTCCAGCGTCAGGCCGCATCGTGCTGGAACGCCCGCCCCTCATCGAGATCGTGTCCGTGGCGTACTACGACGGGGACGACGAACTACAGGAGCTGGCGGTCTCGCCGCCAGCGTTCATCACCACCGCCGACGGCCCCTCATCAAAGGCCGTCCTCTATCCGTTGACCGGTGAAGCGTTTCCTGCCACGGCGGCCCGACCTGACGCCGTGACGGTGACGTACCGCGCCGGCTACGAGCACCCGGATGACGACCCCGAGATGGCGCTGATCCGCGCCGGGATCGGGCTGATGGCCGGCGAACTCTACAAACAGCGGAGTCTGTCGGTGCAAGCGATCAACAACTCGGCGTCGCAGCTGCAGTTGTCTTCGTTCTGGCGCCCCGTGGTCCCGGTCGTGTAGGCCTCCTCGAGACTCCACTTTGGGCCCATCGGCGCGCCCAAGGTTTATTCCCGGTAGAAACCGCTCTGGTCGCGCATTGTGTGAAACGGGTGGGTAGCAGGCCGCATGTATGACCGGCGAGTGCCAATCGAGCCAGGGTTGTTGGATCGTCGCGTGCTGATTCAGCAGGCGACTGACGCCAAGGACGCCACAGGCGCACCGACGCAGGCCTGGACCACGCTCGCGACCGTGTGGATGGGCCGCGAGACGCTGCGCGGCATGGAGCGCGTGCAGGCCGGCATGGTCGAGTCGTCGTACGACGCGCGCTGGTTGATGTACTACCGGGCCGACATGGATCCGGATCTCGTGGACGTTCCGAAGGCGCGACGGCTGGTGTTCGGCGGCCGTGTGCATGACATCGCGGCCGCGCAGCACCTGGGACGCCGCGAGGGGATCGAGTTGAGCACGAAGGCGACCACGCAGGTGCCGGCATGAAGGTGTCGTTCCGAGTCGACGGCGGTCGAGCGCTGGCGGACGCCCTACGCACGCTGCCGGCGCGCGTGTCTCGATCCTTCCAGCGTGAAGCGTTGACGGAGGTCGCGGAGCCGATGCGGGCGCAGATGGCCTCAATGGCGCCACGAGCCCCGGGCGAGCCGGATATGGCCGACCACATGATCATCAGTCGCACGCTCGCGCGTGACGAGACGTCTGACACTGAGGTCGGTGTCCGCGTGGGCCCTGACGGCAAGTGGAAACGCTTCTTCTACGCGTTTTTCCAGGAATGGGGCACCGCGCGTCATGCGCCTCGGCCGTTCATGCGCCCGGCGTTTGACACGCACGTGAGACAGATCCCCGCGAAACTGGCGGCGATCGTGTGGCGCGCGCTGGCGGGTCGCGGGGTATCGCGTCCGACCCAGATGGGCACCGGGCCCATGCAGGGTGGTCCAGGAGGGCGTGGTCTGTGACGGCGGTGGAAGTGGTGCGGACGCGGGTGCTGGCGCTCAGCGCGGTCACGTCTCTTGTGGGCACGCGGGTGAGCAGTGTGGTCCTGCCGCAGAACGAGACCCTGCCGGCGATGCGCGTGCATCGCGTCAGCGAGACCGAATCGATGCACCTGCGGGGCGTGTCTGGGCTGCAGGTGGCGCGCGTGCAGGTCGACAGCTACGCCGCATCACTGGCGGCGGCGCTGGCGATCGATGCGGCGGCGCGCGGCGATGGCGCCGGGAGCGGGTTGAGTGGCTTCATCGGCACCGTCGGCGAGGCCGCGGTGCACGGCATCTTTCCGATGGGCGTGCAGGACATGTACGAGAAGGATGGCCAGGACGCGTTTTACCGCGTGTCCCGCGACTACGAGGTGCACTACACGGGATAGATCGAACTTGAATCGGAGTCGCTAGGGGGCACCCGAAGCGCGTCAGGCCGACGCTGCGACTTCCGACAAGGCCATCAGAGACAAGGCCGCTCTGTGCGTGCCGGGACGTGATCCTGGTCGTGCAGGGCGGCCTTTCTCTTTTGGCTCCGGTGAGTTTTCAGCAGCAGAAGGAGCAGACACCATGTCAGTGGATCGCACAAACACCTACTACGCCGCAGAGGGCGGCAAGATCGGCTACGGCGCGCAGCTGATGCTCGGGGATGGCGCGAGCCCTGAAGGCTTCGATGCCATCTTCGGCGTGCGCAACATCCAGTTGGGCGACACCAACATCGAAGACGTCGACCTGACGCACCTGCGCAGCCAGAACGCTCACCGCGAACATGCGCCCGGGATGATGGACACCGACGTGTTCACCATCACCGGCATCTACAAGCCGGATGAGTGGAGCTTGTCGACGGCCGGCGGCGGCGCCGGCGCCTTCGCGTCCGGCGGTCTGCCGTACCTCCGCAACCAGCGCGGCATTCACAACTGGACGATCGCGCTGCCGTTCGGCTCTCCGGCGGAAGAGGTCGTGTTCCGCGGCTACATCAGCGGGTTCTCCCTCGGCGACATCACGCAGGACAACGTCATCGAGTACACGCTGACGATCCAGCCGACCCAGTCGTTCACCCTGCCGTAACGGGTGACGCATGGCCAACGCGCAGAAGGGTGAAGTCATTCTCGACGTCGACGGTCAGCGCATCACGCTGGCCGCCGACGTCAACGCGCTCTGTGAACTGGAGACCGAGACGGGGCAGGTGTTTCAACAGGTCGCTGCGAAGGCGGACGCCGGGTCGTTTGTGGCGATCCGCTGGCTGCTCTGGACGATGACGCGCCGCCACCATCCCCAGTTGTCGCTGACGGATGTTGGGGCGCTCATCACACGGATCGGCATGGATCGGCTGACGCAGGCGTTTGCCGACGTGTCGAAGTCGATGGTGCCCGACGCGAAGGACGCCAAGGATCTGAAGCTCCGCCCTCGAAAGGCTCGGACCGGCACCACCTAGGGTGGGACTGGGACGCGCTGTACCGCGCGGCGCGTCTCAGCGGTCTGAGCCCCGAACAGTTCTACGGCAGCACGATCCGAGAGCTGTTTCGTGAATTGGCCATCGCGGCCGAAATGAGGCGCCGCGAGTTCGAGCGCGACACGGTGCACGCCTACCAGGTGGTCCGCATCGGATTGATGGTGAAGCGATCGAAGTCGGGGCGCGTGACGTTGCCGAAGATCGACGAGTGCCTCGGGAAGAAACGCGGCGCCACGCTCGAGGCGGGCGATCCGCACGAAAAGGGCCGCGCCTTCCTCCAGATGGTGGCGGCGCGGACGGGATCTAAGGTCAGAAAGGTCACCAAGCGATGAGGGAAAGGAGGGCGCGATGGCAGGGTCTGCGGTAGTCGGCACACTACGCGTCCTCCTGTCGATGGACGCGGCGGAGTTTGAGAAGGCCAGTGTCAAGGCCTCCAAGCAAGCCGCCGCATGGTCAAAGTCTCTGGCCGATACGGGCCGCCAGGCGCAGGCGCTCGGCCGCTCGCTGACCGCATCGCTCACGTTGCCACTCGCGGCTCTGGGTGGCGGCGCCATCAAGGCGGCGATGGACTTCGAATCATCCTTCGCGGGCATCCGGAAGACGGTCGGCGACGCGACCGACAGCATGGGCAACTTGACGGCGACGGGCGAGATGCTGCGGCAGGGCATGCGGGATCTGGCGAAGCAACTCCCCGTGAACGTCAATGAGCTCAACCGCATTGGCGAATCCGCCGGCCAGTTAGGGATCAAGTCCCAGAACATCCTTGGCTTCACCGAGGTCATGGCGAAGCTGGGCGTGACGACCAACCTCACGAGCGATCAGGCGGCGACTGCTCTGGCTCGACTGGCCAACATCACGCAGATGCCGCAGGACCAGTTCGATCGTCTGGGGTCGACGGTCGTGCAACTCGGCAACAACTTCGCGACCACGGAATCCGAGATCGTCGAGTTCGGTCTGCGTATCGCCGGCGCGGGCAAGCAGGCCGGCATATCCGAGCCTCAGATTCTCGCGATCGGCACCGCATTGTCGTCCGTCGGTGTCCAGGCGGAGGCCGGCGGCACCGCCGTGCAGAAGGTCATCCTGCAGATGCTGCAGGCCACGGTTACGGGCGGCAAGGGCCTTGAGACCTTCGCGGCCACCGCCGGTATGACCGGAGCCGAGTTCAAACGGGCGTTCGAAGCCGACGCCGGCGGGGCGTTCACCGCGTTCGTCAATGGCTTGGGCCGACAGGGCAAGAACGCCATCGCCGTGCTCAACGACCTCGGTCTGGCGGATGAGCGACTGATCCGATCCTTCCTGGCGCTATCGGGCGCTGGCGACCTGCTCAACCGCACGATGGCGGAAGGGGAGAAGGGCTGGCGCGAGAACACGGCGCTGTCCAAGGAAGCCGAGCAGCGCTTCCGCACCACGGCCAACCAGGTGCAGCTGCTGTGGAACAAGGTCACTGACCTCGGGATTGCCCTCGGCGAGGTCCTGTTGCCACACGTCATCGCGCTGGTCGACAAGTTGTCCGAACTGGTGCCGTATCTCGAGACGGCGGTCCGCTGGTTCTCCGGACTTCCTGAGCCAGTCAAGAACACGGCGCTGGCGGTGGCGGGCCTCCTTGCGGCGCTGGGCCCCGTGTTGTGGGCCGTCGGCAAAATCGCGGAACTCGGGTCGCTCGTCGTCGGCGCCTTCACGGCGAAGGGGCTGGCCGCGAAGCTGTTCGGCGATAGCGCCGCTCTCGCGGCTGGCAGCGCCACAAGTCTGTTCCACTCCGTCATGCGCGTGGCCGGCGCCGCGGCCTTTCTGGTGACACTGAAGGCGTGGATCGAGCGGTTGGCGGAAGTGCATCTCGGCGTGCGCACGCTCCGTACGGAGCTCGACGAACTCGAGATGCAGGATGCGGGTGCTCTGGACAAGTGGGCCGCCGCGTCTCGGCGTCTCAACGACGGTATGTTGGGCGCCAGCGTGGCGGCGGAAGCCATGCTGCACTGGCTCGGCGCCACCTCGCGCGCGGCCAAGAAGGCTGTCGACGACATCCACCTGGTACGGCAGGCCAGCGGTGATACGCACCTGCCGACGCCGTTCGACCCGAAGCCGACGCCACCGACCCCGAACGACCCGCCGCTCACGTATGCCACAGACGACGACGAAAAAGCCGCGAAGGCGCGCCTCAAGGCCTCTGAGGATCTGGCGGACCATCAGCGGAGGCAGCGGGCCGAGCAGCGCAAGGCTGAAGAAGCCGAGGCCCTCGACGCCCTGCGGCGCGCCGAGCAGGGGTATGAGGCGCTTCGCACGATCCAGCGCCGCGCCGCGGATGCCCAGGCGGAGCAGACACTCTCGTCGCTGGCCTACCAGTGGTACAGCGTCAATCAATGGCTGGCCGCCGAGAAAGAGAAGTACGCCGGGTCGGCTCGCGAGTCAGAAATCTTTGCCGCACTTGAACGGGAGGCCGCACAACGGCGCACCGCGGCGATCGTGGCCGATCAGGAAAGCCGGCTGAAGCTCACACGCGAACAGACCCTCAAGAACGCCAAGGCGATCTATGAGATGAGTCGCGATGCTGACGAGCTGCGCGAACAGCGCACAGTGTCGTCGACGACCTTTCAGATCAACCAGATCAATCGGTGGGCGGAGGATGCGAAGCGCGCCTTCGTTGGGACGGAGGATCAGACCCGCCGGTTCTACGACGCCGTCGATCGGGTGACTCGCGAAAAGTTGGCCGCCGTCAAGCAGACATGGTCCGGGTTCTTCGGGACGGAACTGCCGCAGATCATCATGGGCGCCATCCAGGGCGGTGGCGATGTGGGCCGCGCGCTCGGTGGCGCGTTCGGCACCAAGTTGTCGACGTTCCTCACCGACAAACTCAAGGACACGATGGCCAAGGCCGCCGAGACGGGCGGCGGCTTCTTCGCGTCTGGTGTCGGCAAGATGGTCGGACAAGGGCTTGGCATGGCGCTGCCCGTTGTGGGGCCGCTGATCGGCGCGTTCGGCGGCAAGCTCGTCGGGATGCTCGGCAACGCGCTGGGCCTGGGGTCAGCCGGCCGCGATCTGGTGAAGGCATACGCCGAGAAGATGGGCGGATTCGACGCCCTGCGCGGCAAGCTCGCGGCGCTGGGTGACCAGGGCGAGCAGCTCTGGAAGCAGTTGACGCAAGGCGTGGGCCGAAACAACGCCGACGAGGCCCGCCGCGCGATCGCCAATGTCGAGCAGGGCCTGCGGCACTACGAACAGCAGCAGGCGCGCGTCCTCGAGCTCCAGCAGCAGCTGCAGGATGAGTTCGGCGAGCTGACGGGCGCGCTCGATCAGTTCGGCGGCCGTGCTCCGGTGGCGCTCCGCGGCATGATCGACGAACTGCTCACCCTCAACGGTCTGACCGAAGAGCAGCGGCAATTGCTGTCCGGCATGCTGGAGGATCCGAGCTGGCAATCGGCCGAGGAGGCCGCTGGCCGCCTGGGTGTGGCGTTGTCAGCGCTCGGCCCGGCCTACGCACAAGGCAAGCTGTCCGATCAGACCCTCCAGACGGTGCGCGACCTCCAACTACTCGAACAGGGCGGCGCGGACATGAACGCGGTCCTGCGGGATTCAGCGAAGCACATCCAGGGCCTCGTCGACACGGCGTTCGAAACCGGCAGCAAGTTGCCGGAGACCCTGCGTCCGTACATTCAGCGGCTCATCGACATGGAGCTGCTGACGGACCCGAAAGGCGAGCTCGTCACGAACATTGACCAGCTGTCCTTCGCCGACATCGAAGACGAAGCGCTGTCGGCGATCAAGGGCATCCTCGAACAGATCCGGGACCTGCTGGCCATCCAGATTCCGGCCGCAGCGTCGACCGCGAAGTCCGCGCTGAACGGCGTGGACGCGCCGAGTGGGTCCGGCTCGGCCACGCCTGAGCACGGGAACCCACAGTACGACGCCGACGGCAACCCGAATCCGCCTGGCTTCTCTGGTGGTGGTGTCGTCAATGCCGGTGGTGGCGCGAACGCGCGCCTCCACGGCTACGAAGCGATCCTGCCGCTGCCGGCAGGCTTCAGCATGGCGGGCCTGCAATACACGCTCGAGTCGGTCAACGACATGTTCGGGGGGCTCTCCAGTGGCAGCCTGTCAGGTGGCCGGCCCGTGCAGATCACGGTGGTGTCACAACTCGACGGCCGCGAGGTGGCCCGCAACCAAATGCAGTACTTCGCGGATGAACTCTGGCACGCTGGAGTGATGGCGTGACATGGCGTGGCGACTTGACATCAACGGAGTTGACGTCTCAGAGCACGTCTCGGAGTGTCGGTTCAGGCTCGAAGCCAATGAGCTGCCGCGCGGCGACATTGTCGCCGACGGCATCTGGCCAGAAGAAGACGACGAGGTGGTCGTCTACGCCACGGATGGTGCCACGCCGATCTTCGGCGGGCTGGTCCTCAATACGCGCGTGTACGGCGAGACGATCGATATCAACCGCGTCAAGATCGACGTGTCGGGCTGGGAGCGATACTTCGGGTGGTGCTCGTTGTCACTGTCGTACGGATCGGCGGTGGCGCTCGAAGACGTGCTGGACGACATGATGGCGACCTTGAGTGCCTACGGGTTTTCTTACACGCCGTCTGCGACAGGCGTGACGTTGGCCCCGTTCTCTGTGGAGGACATGCCGGGTGCGGAATTGCTGCGCCAGTTGAGGCAGCGCACGGGACGTGTGATTCGCATCCTCCCTGATAAGGAGATCGTCGTAGAAACGTGGGGGCAGAATGCCTCGCCTTTCGTCATCAACGATGCCGCGATGGCGAGGTTGAACAAGTTCGAGGTCGACAACCAACCTCGGGAGCGTGCCAATACAGTCAAGGGACGTTTTGGCCCGACGGGGCAGTTTCTGACCACCCAGCGGTGGGTGGCCGACGGGACAGCGACGGCATGGG